AGCTTACACAGACACATTATACATGGACGTATATCAGAATGGTGTACTACTTGTACCAGCCACAGATTATGCAGCCACAACAGGTACATCAGTTGTACTAGTACAAGGTGCATCTGCAGATGACACAGTAGAGTTGCTAGTGTTTGACATATTTAGTGTAGCAGATTCTGTGAGTGCCAAAGATGGTGGTGCATTTAGTGGATCTATTAGTGCATCTACAGTAAATGCTACAGCAGACACAGCCGCAGGTGCTAACGCAGCTATGGGATTTACTACTGCTGAAGGTCTGATACTTACAGGGCAGGGTTCTACTAATGATGTTACTATAAAGAATGATGCAGACGAGATTGTTATTAACATCCCTACAGGAAAAAAGTTTATAACACAGCCAGGATTGCCAGCGTTTTTAGTCCAACCTGCATCAAATCAAAGTAACTTATCATTAAATGTAGACCACGACATTGCATTTGCTACGGAGCGTTTTGATAGGGGTTCAAATTTTGCTACACCAAATTTTACTTCCCCTGTTACTGGATTATACCAATTTAATATACATATTTTCTTTAACCAAATGGATGTTGACGGTACTTTTTATGAGATAAAACTTGTAACTACAGCACAAACTTATGATCACATTGTAGATATGCGTCCATATGATGCAGACGTACCTAATCACTCATTTGCTGCGTCTATCTTAGCTCCAATGGACGCTACAGATACTGCTAAAGTTGTTGTAAAACCGCACAACAGTGGTGCAGCACAGGTTGATGTTACCACTTCTTCGCATTTCAGCGGCTATTTAGTAGCATAATCATAAGGTAAAATAATAATGAAGGACAATAGATGAGTAAAGCAGCAGAGTTAGCCAAGGCAGGTGAGACACTAACGAACCAACCGTCAGGCAGGAAGAACATTGTGACCAATGGGGCAATGCAGGTGGCACAGAGATCAGCCTCAGAGACAGGACTAGGTGCAGCAACTGGATATTTTACTTTGGATAGATGGTCTATGAGAGAAGGAGCTGCTTCTGCTGGACGTTTTACAATGGCACGAGTTGCTGATGGCCCTAGTGGGTTTGCTAATTGTTTAAAGCTAACAACTACAACAGCAGATACATCTATTGCTGCTGGTGAGTTTCTTTTTTTATCACAAAGATTTGAAGGACAAGACTTACAACAACTTAAAAAAGGCACATCAGATGCAGAATCTGTAACTGTTAGTTTTTATGTAAAAGGAAATGCTGCAGCTACATATGTCTGTGAGTTGTCTGACACAGATAGTGATAGAAGTATTACGCAAGCGTTTACTGTGACAACAGACTGGGTTAAAAAAACTTTAACATTTCCCGGTGATACAACAGGTGCAATGGATGATGATACTGCCATGTCTTTACAACTAATATTTTGGCTACACGGTGGTTCAACATATACGAGTGGTACATTTTCTGATAATACATGGACCTCAGAGACTAGTGCAAACAGATATGCTGGAAGCAGAACATCTATCTTTGACGCTACCTCACGTACATTCTTCATAACTGGAGTACAGATGGAGATTGGCTCACAAGCTACACCATTTGAGCATCGTTCCTTTGGGGAAGAACTTGAAGCTTGTAAAAGATACTTTCAAAAAATACATGGCATCCCTGGCATTTGCATTTCTGCAACCAACATTGTGGCTATGGGCATGTATCCAGTGGAATGTAGAGCAAAACCAACTGTTGGACAAACTGGTGTTTTAAATGCCCAAAATGCTTCTAATGTTAATACCACCCAATCTAGTACAGGCATGGGTACAAATAATGGTTTTGCAAGTGGAATGTTTCAAACCAACATTGTTAACTTTTCAGGCATGACGACCAAAGAACCTATAACGGTAGCTGTGCCTGCAAATAACAGTAATTTTATCACATTAGATGCGGAGTTATAAAATGAATATTACAGCAGCAAAATATTGTAGGTTAAATTCAAGTTCTCCAAATGTATCCGTCACTGCCACAATAAACGGAGAAGAACTATCTGTTCCAATGGACACAGAAAACCGCCACTACGCAGCTATACTTGAATGGCAAGCATCTCCAGAACATTATATTGTTCTTGATCGTACAGCATCAAATGGTGCTAATGCTGGTGGTAAAGTTCTTATGGAGAATGGTGATAATATACTTATGGATAGAATTGAGCCACTTGAAGCAGATTAGAGGGGTATTTCTTCTTCCAGTTTAATAATACCTAAATAGTAGAGATACAAAGAGGAAGAGATACATGGCGATACCTACATCTAAATCATTATTTAAAGATTATTGTCTTAGAGCATTAGGTTTTGGTGTGATTGATATTAACGTATCAGATGACCAAGCAGATGATCGTATAGACGAAGCACTACAATACTTTTCATCATATCATTATGATGGTATTGAAAAAATGTATTTAAAATATCAAGTAACTGCTGCTGATATTACAAGAGCATCAGCCAATACAACCACAACTGCAACTGATTCATTTGACAATACAGTAACTGCTTCTTTTAGTGAAGGTGGTGGATACATACCTATACCTTCTAGTGTTGTATCAGTTGTTAACATTTTTCCCTTTGATGATAAAGCAACAAACAATATGTTTGATATACGTTATCAACTAAGACTTAATGATTTATATGACTTTAGTTCTACCTCAATTGTTCAATATCAGATGACAATGGAACACTTAGATTTTCTTTCTCATATTCTTGTTGGAGAAAAACCTCTTCGTTTTAATCAACATCAAAGCCGTTTATATATTGATATGGATTGGACAAATGATATTTCTGTTGGTGAATATTTAATTATTGAATGTTATCGTAAATTAGACCCAGCAACTTATACAGATATTTTTGATGACCTTTATTTAAAAAGATATGCAACTGCATTGATTAAACGACAATGGGGTGCAAACCTTTCTAAGTTTTCTGGAGTTGCAATGCTAGGTGGTGTAACTATGAATGGCGAAACTATATTTACACAAGCATTAGAAGAAATTAAAGACTTAGAAGACGCAATGCGATCAATTGAACCACCGATGGAAATGTTTGTAGGATAAAAATATGGCTGTAAACACCGCATTTCATACCAGCAACTTACACTCAATAGCAACTGAAAGAAGTTTATACCAAAACTTATTAAAGGAAGCAATACAAATATATGGGCATGATGTTTATTATGTCAACCGTACTACTGTTGCTGTAGATAATATTTTGGGTGAAGATGCTCTTTCTAAATTTACTAGACAACATCCAATTGAAATGTATGTTGAAGATGCTGAAGGATTTGGTGGTGATAAAGAAATCATTACACAATTTGGTTTAGAAAATCGTAACGAGATTACTTTCGTTGTTTCTAAAGAACGCTTCCAAGAAATGGATAGTCAAATAACACTAGAAGATGGAACTGACACTACTGGTGGCTCTATTCTTTTAGAGGCTGGTAGCATAAGCCAATCTTCTAATTCATCAATATTAACAACTGTTGAGGGAGATAGTTTTTATATATTACAAGATACTGCAACGACAGACGCAGATCGTCCATTAGAAGGCGATTTAGTTTATCACCCTGTTCTTGCAAAAATGTTTGAAATTAATTTTGTAGATCACGATGAACCTTTCTATCAACTTGATAATAACCCAGTTTATAAATTAAGATGTAAACAGTATGAATATGCTTCAGAAGACATTTCTACAGGTATTGCTACAATAGATGCGATTGAAAGTGATTTAAGTACTGATACTAGAGAGTTCCAATTTACTCTGGAACAAGCTACTGATGTTGGCCAGGCATTTACTATAGATAATAATAACTTTACACTTGATATAACTAATGTAACTGTAGATAGTACAACAATTAATGCAGATCCTGCTTCATTTGGAGAGAGTATTCTTCTTGAAAATTCAGCTGATAGTGGAGATAATTCATACTTGCTCACAGAGGACTATATAATAGGAGATTATGTTTCAGATAAGACTGCACAGAACGAATTATTTGATCAACTTGATGATACAGTATTAGATTTTTCTGAATCAAACCCATTTGGTGATGCTGGGAGTTTATAAAATGAATCAGAACAATTATATGTTTAATAAATTTAGGAGAATATAATGGCTAAACAATCATTAGGTATAGGTAGTTCAGCTAATGACGGTACAGGGGATACTCTAAGAGCAGCTGCTGATAAAGTTAATGACAACTTTTTAGAAATTTACACTTTAATTGGAGATCAATCTTCATTAACAAGTGGTATTAGTGCAACTGCATCGGTAGTAACACTAACTGCACCTTTAGTTGCAACTAGTATTTCACCATCAAGTTCTGATGGTGCTACACTCGGCACAACGTCATTAGAATGGTCTGATCTATTTCTTGCAGATGGTGCTGTTGTTAATTTTGGTGATGATCAAGATGTAACTCTTACTCACGTTGTTGATACAGGATTATTACTTTCCAGTACAGATCAATTACAATTTGGTGATAGTGGAACATATATTCATCAATCAGCTGACGGAGTATTAGACTTAGTGTCTGATACTGAGATTGAATTAAATGCTACAACTATTGATGTAAATGGCAATCTGGATGTATCAGGAACAATAGTTGCTGCTGGAACATTAACTGCTGCAACTTCAATTACTGTTGGTAGTGCTGTTCTTACAGAAGCAGAACTAGAAACACTAGATGGAATAACAGCTGGAACAGTTATTGCAAGTAAAGCAATTATAACAGACTCAAGTAAAGATATTACAGGTGGTAGAAATATTACTATTAGTGGTGAACTAGATGCAGCAACAGGGGATTTCTCTGGTAATGTAGACGTTGACGGTACATTAGAAGCTGATGCAATTACTATTAATGGTGTAACTTTAGCAGAAACAATTTCTGATACTGTTGGAGCAATGGTTGGTTCAAATACAGAGACAGGTATTTCAGTATCATACGAAGACGGAGATAATACTTTAGACTTTGTGTTGGGTACTACTCAAACAACTATTACATCTCTTACAAATGCTGCTTTAGTAATAGGTAGAGATGCTGACAACGATATAGATTTTGCAACAGATAATAATATTATCTTTAGGGCTGCTGGTACAGACCAAATAAAATTAGTAGATGGAGCGTTAGCTCCTGTAACAGATGCTGGTGTAGATTTAGGTACTTCTTCTTTAGAATTTAAGGATGCTTTCTTTGATGGAACAGTTACCTCTGATGCTTTTGCTGGCCCTCTCACTGGAGAAGTTACAGGTAATGCTGCAACAGCAACAGCACTTGCAACCGCAAGAACTATTGGTGGAACATCATTTGATGGTAGTGCTAATATCGCAGTTGGTCTTGCTGCAACAGCAACCGCATTAGCAACCGCAAGAACTATTGGTGGAACATCATTTGATGGTACTGGAAATATCGCAGTTGCTTTAGCATCTGTTGGTACTGCTGTTACAGTAGCTGATGAATCAAGTGATACTACTTGTTTCCCACTATTTGCAACTGCTGCAACAGGAGATTTACCTCCCAAGAGTGGTTCTAATTTAACATTTAATAGTAGCAGTGGTTTGTTAACTGCAACACTATTTGCTGGTGATTTAACAGGTGATGTTACAGGTACAGCAGACGTTGCTACAGTCGCAACAACAGTTACTATTACAGATAACGAATCTACAAACGAAAGTAATGCTATTATCTTCACTGCTGGTGGCGATGTTGATGGTGGTAACTTAGGACTAGAATCTGATGGTACACTAACATATAATCCAAGTACTGGTATAGTAACTGCTACAGGATTTGCTGGTGCGTTAACAGGTAATGTTACAGGTAACGCTTCTGGTACAGCCGCAACTGTTACTGGTGCTGCTCAGACTGCTATTACTTCAGTAGGAACTCTTACTGCATTACAAGTAGACAATCTTAATCTTAATGGCAATACATTAAGTTCAACTGCTGGTACTGACTTGTTAATTACGCCACTTTCTGGACAACAGATTGTTCTTGATGGAGCTATTGTTATTGATGCTGGTGTGGTTACTGGTGCAACAAGTATTACATCAACTGCATTTGTTGGTGATATAACTGGTGATGTTACAGGTACGGCCGATGTGGCCACAGTTGCTACTACGGTTACAATAACAGATAACGAAAGTACAGACGAAAGTAATGCTATTATCTTTACTGCTGGTGGTGATGTTGACGGTGGTAATATTGGTCTTGAATCAGACGGCACACTAACATACAACCCAAGTACAGGTAAAATAACTGCTACTGGGTTTGTTGGTACATTAACAGGTAACGTAACTGGTAACTTGGCTGGTACAGTTTCTACTGCAACACAAAATTCAATAACAACTGCAACTGGCCTAGTGTCAGTCGGTGCATTAGACTCTGGTTCTATTACTTCTGGATTTACAAGTATTGATGTTGGTTCTGGTGCAATTACTACTACTGGTACAATTACCTATGGAGCATTAAATGATGGAACAACTGCTCTGAGTGCAACCGCAGCAGAATTAAATATACTAGATGCAAGTGCTGGAAATACAGCAGTAGCTTCTGATGTTGCATCAAGTGCTGGTGCAGTCACATCAAATAATGCTAAAATATCACACACTATTACATTAAATGCTAACTTAGCAGACGATGCAATACATGCAGATATTGTAGTTACAACTGATAAATGCCTTGCAACATCAGTTGTGATGGCAAGTTCAAGCTTAGCAGTTGGTATTAATATACATACTATTGCAGCTGGATCATTTAAAGTATCAATAACCAATCTAACAGGCGCACAAATGGATGATGATTCAACACTTGTTGTGAACTATCGGGTAATATAATGAATAAGGAGAATATATAATGTTAGGTCAACAATTTTACCATGAAACTATAAGAAACGTCATTGTTGCGTTTGGAACTATGTTTAATAGTGTTCAGATTGTTCGCAAGAATAATTCTGGAGAAGTAATACAGGCAATGAAAGTACCACTTGCATACGGGCCTCAACAAAAGTATTTAACTCGTTTGAACGCAGATCCTTCTGTATCAGCTGCAACATCTATTACTTTACCAAGACTTGGTTTTGAAATTGGTGCATTAACATACGATTCTGCTAGAAAATTAAATCGTGTACAAAAATTTAAAAAAGTTAAATCTTCTAGTGCAGATGCAAATAAATTAGACACACAATTTATGCCAGTTCCATATAATTTAGAAATTACTTTATATGCAATGGCAAAAAACTCTGATGATGCATTACAAATTGTAGAACAGATACTTCCATACTTTCAACCAGATTATACATTGACTATTAATGATATGGCAGATATGGGTATTAAAAGAGATGTTCCTATTATTTTAAATAGTGTTGATTATGAAGACAATTATCAAGGTGATTTTGAAGCAAGACGAGCAATCATATACACATTTAGTTTTACAACTAAGTTTTATCTATATGGCCCAATTACTTCTTCAAGTGTTATCAAAACTGTTACCGTCGATCAATATACAAATATGCCTGCGGTTACTCCAACAAGAGAACAAAGATATACGGTAACACCTTCCCCATCAACTGCTGACGCTGATGATGATTTTGGATTTAATGAAACCACATCGTTCTTTCAAGATGCAAAAAATTATGATCCAGTATCAGACACGGATGTTAAAAAAGGTGGATAATTTATATGAGCAATGTAACTAATTTAGTAGATGAAGCTTTAGGAATATTTGACCCTGTAAAATCTGCATTTAAAGAAACTGCAAAAACTCCGTCTAAAGTGCCTACGGTGATTACACCAGCTTCTTCTGAAGACGATATTGATAATGATTATAAGTATCAAAGAGAAAATCTTTATAGTCTAATTGAACGTGGTCAAGATGCTATTGATGGTATTTTAGAACTTGCAAAAGAAGGTGAGCATCCACGAGCATATGAGGTTGCACTTAACGGTATCAAGCAAGTAGCTGATGTTACAGAGAAACTTGCTGATTTGCAAGATAAAATGAAAAAACTCAAAGAAGTACCTGGCAGTAATGCACCAAAGAGTGTTACCAATGCATTATTTGTTGGATCAACTGCTGAATTACAAAAGATGTTAAAAGGTAAAACTGATGGTTGAAGCTACCTATCTAGGTAATCCTAATCTTAAAAGAGCAAATGTAACTCAAGAATGGACTAAAGAAGAACTTGTTGAGTATCAAAAATGTATGGACAATCCATTACACTTTATTGAAAATTATGTAAAAATTGTTTCTCTTGATGAAGGATTAGTTCCTTTTAAAATGTATCCCTTTCAAAAAGAAATGGTAGGTACATTTCACAATAATCGTTTTACTATATGTAAATTACCAAGACAGTCTGGTAAATCTACAACTATGATATCTTATATATTACACTATGCATTATTTAACCCAAGTGTAAATATTGCAATTCTTGCGAATAAGGCTGCAACTGCCAGAGATTTGTTAAGTAGATTACAACTTGCATATGAACATTTACCAAAATGGTTGCAACAAGGAGTAATGTCATGGAACAAAGGGTCTTTGGAACTGGAAAATGGCTCAAAAATTCTTGCATCATCTACTTCAGCATCTGCTGTTCGTGGTGGTTCTTACAATATTATCTTTCTTGATGAGTTTGCATATGTGCCGTCAAATGTAGCAGAACAATTTTTTAGTTCTGTATATCCTACTATTTCATCTGGTAAGACAACAAAAGTAATGATTGTTTCTACACCTCATGGTATGAATATGTTCTATAAATTATGGACAGACGCAGAAAACCAAAGAAACACATATATTCCTATTGAAGTTCATTGGAGCGAAGTGCCTGGCCGTGATGAGGAATGGAAAAAAGAAACAATTAAAAATACTAGTGAACAACAGTTTAATACGGAGTTTGAATGTCAGTTCCTTGGTTCGATTGATACACTTATATCACCAAATAAACTAAGAACACTTGCATATAAAAGACCTTTACAATCTAATGCTGGACTCGATGTTTATGAACAACCAAAGGAGGGTAATACATACCTTTTAACTGCGGATGTGTCCAGAGGGGTCTCTAACGACTACTCAGCGTACATTGTGTTCGATGTTTCCCAAGTTCCTTATCGTATTGTTGCAAAGTACAGAGACAACGAAGTTAAACCTTTATTGTTTCCACAGAAGATACATCAAGTCGCAAAGGCATATAATAGTGCA